TTAACAAAACTACTAAATCCACTGTTTTCAGGATCACCACCTACACTACTATAGTTAATATTAATGTTAATACTTTGAGAAGCATTTAATGAAAATAATCCTTCTTGATTATTAGAAAAATTATTTAAATAGGGAGAATTAGTCGAACCTGCTCCAAACCTTGAAATATTACTAAAATTAGGTCCTCTTAATACACTACCTGTAGGAGCAGATAATATAGCATCTAAATTAATATCAAAAACGTATGGAGTTGATATTTCTTCTACAACCCATAAAGATGTTTTTTCAGTAATTGAAAGATCTAATTCATTATATAACTTAAATAATATTTCGAAACCAGTATCTAATCTATTTAAAACAACATTCGTAATAATTTCTTGAACGTTATTATCAAAATTTAATAAAAATGGATCAAAATAAGAAGAAGAAATATAAGTGTTAATTAAGTCAAGAGATCCAGTTTCAAGCTGAGCATCAGTCAATACTGTAGATCCTACTCTAATTTCTGTTCTGTCTGGAGATATTTCTTTAATAAATAAAGCAGCTTCAGGAAATTTAGATATTTTGTTTTTAAAAATATTATACTGAACTTTAAATTCTCCTGATGTATATCCTAGATTTTGTAAATCCTGTACAGGATCTATTTCAATAATAGGATAAGAGGAAGATGTAGTGGATAAATTAGAAATAGTTCCTACTTGAGCTCCTGTTGCTGTTGTATTATTAATATTAAGAGAAGAAGAAACACCAGGATTTAAACTATAATCTGTTGGTAATTTATAGCTGTTGTAATTATAGTTATTTTCTAATAAATTATCCCCAATATCATAAACATGATACTCTATATAATCTTTAAAAGGATCAAAGTTTTTATTAATTTTTCTAGATGCAATCAACCTTAAGTCATCAGTATCATAACGTGACACTTGAGTTGTATCTAATATACTACCTACTATTTTAATATTATCTGCCATCTAATTATTGTAATGATGATTCTCTAATTGTTTTAACTGTTGATTGTATATCAACTAATTGTTGTCTTAATGATGTAATTTCTTCTAATAAAGCCTGTATATCGGTTTCATCTGTTCTTACACCCAAAGTTCCAGCTATTCTTTCTAATAATTGTCTTAAAATTTCTGGTGGGATTAAATCATATAATGAATCAAATAATGCTAAAAAATCTTCTAGAGTAAAAGCAGGAATTTCTGTTTCTTGTCCTATCTGGTTAGCAGGTGATAATTGACTAAATTGTCTATTGATAACTTTATCAAAATCCTCCTTATCAAGTACTGTTTTCTCTATTGGTATACGAGACATTATCTTATAACTTTAAAATAGTAATTATTATCAGATATAATTGTTTCACCGTTAGTTAATACAGTTTTAAATAATAATTTATAATAACGTTCAGGTTCTAATCCATTCATATAAACATCAAAATAACTACCACTAGCATCATAGCTAATTTTAGTATAGGTTGTGTCGTAATCTACGACAATTTCTTCAGTATCCAAGTCCTTTATTGACCAATATGAAGAAGAAGGTAATGCTTTATTATCTAAATAAAGAGATGTTGTTTGAAATCTTCTTGTTGGAAATTGATCTCTAACATTTACTCTAAAACGTTGTACTGAATCTTGTTGATATTCATTTTTGTTATTACCTAAAGTAGCTACAAATAAACTTGAACTAACTATAGCTATTGAACCTGTATAGTATGATGAATCGTCCCATCTAATTTCTAAACACGGAGGGTAAATTGTATGAGTATTTCCTGAAAAATATTTTGTTTCAAATTTAGATTGAGATGTAAATTCTATAGATGAGGAATGTTTTAAAATAAATCCATAGTTAGCTATTGAACTACTAAACCAACTACCAACAGCATTAGTAACCTTTAATTCAATATCTTTAGAAGTTGCTTGAGTAAATGATTGAGAAGTTTCATAAAGAGAACTTGTATACCATAACCCACCACCAGAGTTACTTCCGCTTCTATATGAACCAGTAGTACCTGTAGGAAATGATCCATTAGTAAACCAAACGCTACCACTGTTTTGTGTAGTAAATTTCCAACTTGCTCCATCAGTAGTTATAGGAGCATTACCTAATCTACCTGTACCTACATTCCAATCTGCTGCTAATGTATTAGCATATAACGTATAGTCTAAAGGTAAAGATGAAGCGTTAGCTAAGTATAACTTCAAATACGCGTCAAAATTATTATTTTTTACTTTATCAGCAAAAACACCGCTTATTTGAGTAGAAGGAAATTTAATGATAGCACGTGATACTTCATTAGTACCATCAATAGAATAGAAGGTACTAATCTCTAATATTTCATCTAATCCAGTGTTTAATGTTGGATAAAATGAATATAGAGTAGCACTCTTTTCAGGGAATATTTTATAGATTGCCATAGTTAGTAATTACTACATATAAATATGGTAACTACCAAACTATTTTACGCTAATAACGCGTGATATTCTTTAAAATGTTTAATACGATCAGCTAAACCAATTGTTCCACCATTAACACGTTTAGTAATAGATGTAACAACTGCGTCAGTAGCACCACCATCAGCCATTTTATGTAAACCATTTTTATTAAAGAACCAAGCAGCTGATAATAATGCATATTTGTCCGCTACTGCTTGTGGATTAGCACATATATCTTCATTAATTGATTTGCCAAATGCAGTATAGTTATCTTTACCTGTTAATTGGATATAACCACGACCACAGAATTTAGCACCATCACCAGATGCTTCAGGACCATTACCTATTCTACCACCATAAACCTTATTAGCAATTTTTTCTGGTTTGCGTTCGTATTGTTTGGCTAATGCTTCTGTTGGGAAATATTTTTTAAAGATACCCATTAAACCTTTAGCTGAGTAATTTAAATTTTCTTTTGTAAGCCTAAAACCACCAGATTCATGACCACATTGAGCTAAAAAATGAGCTAAACGTAGTGGAGTATTAATTTGAAACTTTTCCATCACTGCTGGAATTTGTTCAATAACTTTATCAGGAACATGTCCTTTTAATTTTTGTAAATTCATATTTTTATTTTTTAATAAGTAACAACTCTACCTTGAATATCAGTATCAGGATATCTTACTTCAAAAATTGAAGGATCTGCTGACGCATATATATTTCCATTTCTAGTAGCTCCGGGTATATCATAACCAAAAGTAGAATAAGTAGTTCCTGTTGTATCTTGTTTATTGGTTATTTCAAGTTTAACTACAGATTGTACTCCTTTTATTTGTAAAAGAAGAACCATAATTTCTGAAAATACTATTGGGCGATTAATTTGCCAACTTTCTATATTAAAGTAAGTTTTTAAAGCATTTATACAATCTCTTAATACATTTTGATTGTTGAAACCACTAATAACTGTTATATCAAAACTAACACCTATATTAATATAAAAAGCATCTTTAATATTAATAGCATCAGTAACCATTCTATATTCATTCAAATACGTAGCTAAATTTTCTTTTAAAGTAGTTGAAGCTGAAGTTAATTGTTTGTTTGAATTATAAGCTAAAATATACATATCTAAAGCTAATGGATTAGATACTGCTGTAGGTTGGGTTGTTTGTTGAGGATTAGAATTTAAGTCTTGAGTAACATATACTTTAGCAATACTACCATAGTCAGAAGGTAATGATAATGCTCGTACAATATAATCATTTTTAGTTACAGCACGTAATTGAGATGAATGAGCATATAAAGCATTATTTCTAATTTCTTCTATTTCATCTCCCCCTCTACCGCCTGATGAAGGATCAGCATTAGTTGAAACAATACTATTTACTATATCAGAATAAGTTATTGTTGAATATCCTGATTTAAAATATACTCCAGATGTATCAATATTTGTTAAATCGTTTGAAGGTACATTTGAAGTAATTCCTCCACCTGCTAAATACCTTATTGTTAGTGTTGTATTAGATGGTGCTAAACCATATTCTTGAGTATAAAATATAGAAGCTTGATTATAATTATCTAACAAATCAGATATACCAGGTACTAAACCTAATTGAATATTGTCTGGGGTAGGGATAATATTTCCATCGGCCTTATTAGAAACACCAGCTCCAAATTCCAATTGTAAAGTACCATCAGATAAAAGTCTTGATACAAATCTACGTGGAACACGTTTTAATTGTAGTAAATAAGGAACTTGATCTGTATTATAAGTTGGATTTGCTAATTTATCGTAAATAGTTGATTGTGCTAAATAAGGAACTTCATACCATATATTACCATCACTATCTGTTACATCTAATACTTGTAAAATATTATTATCAGCTATATTAACAGTAGAAAATTTTTGAGGAGTACTAAATGAAAACGATGTAGACTTAATTTCAGCTGATATAGCCGGCACTGATTTTTTAATTAAGAAATAATCAGAATTATAAAAAGTAATAGTAGCACTACCTGTGTCACTAAAATCTACTTGTTGTGTTGTTAAAAATTTTGTATTTGATGATACAGAACTAATAGTAGTATTTGTTGGAATTATCAACCCATAAGAAGTATCTGGTAAAGAAGAAGTACCATTGAATATACTAGGCATAAGTTGAAATACATCTACCGTTGCTGATGATGCATAAGATGCTTTAGGACGATAACCTAATGTATAAGATAAAGCGTATAAATTTTCTTTTTCCTTAGCATATAATAAATAATTCTCTTGAATTTGAGTATCAAGATAAAATGACATCACATCACCGACATAAGAAGCCATTTCAATAAACATAGCTCCTGGGTTGGCATCTGAAAAATCATTGTATGCTGTTGGAAAATAAGTTTTAGCGTAATTAATTAAATTAGATTTAAAATCACTAAAATCTTTATTTAAATATGATATATTTTTATCTTGAGTCATTATTATGTAAATTGTACAGTTACTTGGTCAGGTGTGTTTGAAATTATTAACCTATAATTTATAGTTATATCTAAAGTATTATAATCAGGATTAGCCATAATATCTACAGTACCTAATTCTACTTCAGGGATAAAGATATTAATAGCATCTACTATTTTTGCTTTTAATAATTCAATATTACTATCAGTTATATTATCAAATAAGGATCTTCTTAAATCAGCACCAAATTCAGGATTCATTATGCGTTCACCTTTATCAGTTAATAACAAATTAATTAAATTTGATTTTATTTGATCTTTTGTACTATATGTCTTATTAAATACACCAGGTGCATTAAAAGGCAGCGATACCCCAATTACAATATTTTTCTGTAAATCTAACGGATTTACTCGTATCGTTTGAGGTATTGGCATATTATCCTAAATTTCTTAATCCTTGTCTATCCATTGGAGTCATATTGTTAGCAGCATCATTAATAAATGCTAAATATGGATTTACAGGTTCGCCTGTACTTTCGTCAACAGCGTTAATTACTTCTAATTTTGGAGCTTGTGGTTGGAAACCAAATGCTTCACCCATTTGGGCAGCTAATTGGCTACGTACACCCCCAGGTAATGGGTTAGTTGGAACATTAGCGCTAGTAAAATTCATTGTTTTACCTTCACGTAATGCTTTTTTATCTTGTTTAGCCATATGCTCTTCAAGAATGTATGGTAATTCTTCATGAATAGCATCAATTACTGCTTCTTTAATTAATTTTTTAAATACTTTGATGTTCATAATTATAAATATTTTATCCTTGTAAATTTTGTTGATCGATAATAAATTTTAATTGGTTTACTAATTGTTGTGGGTCTAATGTAAACGAATAATCACTTTTAATCTGTTCTACTTCTTTAGTATTAATAGCTACAGCATAATGACGTTTATTTCCTCTTACTACAAATCTAGGATCATTTTCTTCTTTAATAACAAATCTAAATCCTTTATAAGTACCAAAATCATTAGCACTTGGTGGAGTAATTTGTTGAGATAAACCTAATATTTGAGCATTGCTTAAATCTAATGGATTTGCAGTTGGGTTTTGTTGAGCTAATAAATCTTGAATACATTTGTTAGCACGTAATCGAGCATAATAGGCCTCATCTGTTTCACCAGGTATTCTATTAGTATCACATAATGGATCATTACTAGAATTTAAAATTTGATCTAAATAACTAGTTAATTCATCATCAGTTAATAATTGTAAAGTTTTATCTTCAATTCTTTGATTAATTTCACGTAATTGGTTTTTTAAATCTTCTAAATAGAATATAGCTGATGTTAACATTGGAATTAATATTGATAATGTTACTCCAATACCATCACGAATTTGTTTAGCATTAACCCATAATGTAGCAAGTTTTTTAGCTACAGGTGCTGGGAAACCTGGTATTGCATTTAATAATGCTACTAATATACCAAATACAGTTAATATAACATTTAATGTATTTAATATAGCTAATATTGCTTTAATTCTATTTTCTTGTTGGTCAATTCTACTTATACAACTATTTCTAGCTATTCTAGCTTGGTTTAATTGATCAATAGTAACAGCAGCATCTATGATTTCATTTGTTTTATCTACTAATTCTTGAAGTTCAGCACTATTGGTTATAACTTTAATTAACTGTTCTGTTAATAAAGTAGCAGTAATAGTAACTAAGGTTTTAAAAATATTTTTCTTTAATTGTTGAACTTTTTCTGATTTGAATAAAGCCTTTAAAGATTCTCTATTTAGTTTTCTCCCAGCTACTTTAGTTTTAAAATCAATATATTGTTTTTTAGATTCTGCAAAAGGATCTAATATTATTTTTTTTAGTCTTTCTTCTAATCCTTTTAAAGTATTTTCTTGTCGTTTTTTTTCTTTTTCGTATCTATCGTTTTCTTCAATTACTGCTTGTTGATATTCAGATTCAGTTAATTCAGGAGGTGTTTCTATTACTCTACCAAAGTCATATGTTGTAGTAGGTTCTTTAGCAAGGGCTAAGTCATATAAATTTTGTAAATGAGTTTTTTCAATTTCAATTCTTTTTAAAATTGATCTTTCAATTTCATTTTTTAATCTTTTTATAATATCATTCCCAGCATCTAAAACTTTATTTTTTAAATCATCTGCTATTTGACTACCAAAAGATTTTGGATCTTTAATTTGAGACAGAGTATTATTTACTTCTGAAGGAACAAGAGATGATATGTTTGATTTTATATCAGCCATTATACTGTAAATGTAGTTTTAGATAATAATTTTTGAATTCTATCGTAATATGGTTTCAAAGTAGTTTGAAGAACCTCAGCAGATCCTTGAATTTTAGATAAAGGACTTCCCTCAGAATTTGTAGCAGTTGCTGTTAAACTAAGAGCAAATTGATCTAAAGCACTTAATAAACCTAAAAGAAAATCAGATGTTTGTTTTCCTAGTAAAACTGGTTCTGTAGGTACAGTCATATCAAATTTAGTACCCAACAATATTTTAGGAGATGTAGTAGGAGTTTTAGTAGGATCACTCTCCATAACATTTAAATGAATATATTTACCAGCATTAAAATTAATAACATTATTTGTACTTAATTCTATATTATTATAGGCAAATAACATAACATCATCTGCTTTAGAATTTAATATCACTCTATCAGCATTTACTATTGCTTGAGATTCTATGTAATCCTGAATTGATGTGGGTAAGGTTAAAAAATTAATAGGTTCTTTAACATTAGTTTTTAAAGGAATACTTTGGTTACTTGTCAAATATATAGAAGAAGCTTCTTTATTTATTTGTTCAACATAATGATCTTGTTTTGGATCATAAGCATGACCATTAGCTATAATAATAATAGGTTGTCCTTCAAGTCCTATACTACTCCATTCATTTTTAGAACTACCTAAAGGTCTTACTGTAGTACCAAAACGAATTGAGTTACCTTTTCTACCTTGTATTATATAATCACCTTCAAAATTTAATAATCTTTTAATATTGGGATCTTTAACAAAAGTTTTACCAACTTTAGGTTTATTATTGTTAACAGTAGGAATATTTGATTGAGGATTATTCCATGCATTTATAGGACAAACATAATAGGTTGTGGGTTCTGGTTTAGATGAAACTTCAGAAGAAACTGAAGGTAAATCAAGTAGATAAACTATTTCTCCAACTAAAGGATAATAATTACTATTAGGGAATAAAGGTTTTGCTTTAGTACATTTTTTAAAATCAGCAGTAGTATTACCAAAAACAGTAGTTTTAGAAGCTTCATAATCTAATACCCATGCTGTACCTATACTTCCAAACCCACCATTATCATTAAAAACTTCAGCGTTTGGAGTATTGATAGTTGTAGTAACACCAAAAACCTTACCTGCACGTAAAGACGGAATTTTATTTCCTCCTCCTTTTTGAGAAGATTGGTTAGATGATGGTTTAGAGGTAGTTTGAGAAGCAACTCCTGTTTTAATATTAAAAGTCATTACTTAATGTTTTCGTATTGCAATTGTTGTTTTTGAGGAGCTTGCTCTAATAACTTATTACCTTCATCCTGAATTGCTTTTTGTTCTTCCAACAAAGCATTAATTTCATCCATATCAATTAAATCTTGACCTGAATTAGCGTTAACAGTTGCTGCACGTTGTGCAATAGCTGCCATTTTAATTAATTGCTCGTTATTTTTTACATTAACATCAATCAAATCTTTAACAGTAGGCATTAACATTACCGCGGAACCCGCGTTAGATGTTGCCATTGGTTTCATTGTTTCAATAAATTCACCGATTTGTCTGTCAATATCTTTATTATTTTTATGTATTTTCTTAAATAAATCTGATAAAGACATACCGTCAAATACGGTTACGTCATTAAAATTAGCCATAAAGTGTGTTTACGTATAAATATAAGTAATTAAATCTTTATATATCCATGCTCATAGTATTCATTATATAAACGAATACGCAATGTATCTAATTTTTTAATAATCTTAGTAATCTGGGGAGTAGACACATCAGTCATTTCACGAATATAAATGTATAATGCTTTTTTATTAAATATTTCTAATGTTTCACGTTTACGAAATAATTCAATAATAGCATCAGCCGTCTGAGCATCGTGTTGTTTAGGAAATAATGTATGGATGTGTTTATCTATATACTTAATGTACTGGTTGATAAATAAATTTGGTGAGTGCATTTCATCAATAGCGTCCATGGATTCATATAGTTGAGTTTTATCCTCATCTATATCCTCAACATCAGCTTTTTCTTGTAACTTTTTATAGTTGTTCTCATTATATACAATTAAATAACGTTTAGCAATAGTACCAAAGTAACTAAATGCTTTACCCTTATCAGCCTTATATAAATGGAGTTTTTCAAGAAGAAATGTAATAACCTCATGCTTTAATTCCTCAATTGTATCCGTATCAGTATAATAAAACTTAAATGTATGGATAATATTTTCCGCTAATTTATAAAAACCATATTTAATACGATCATTATAAATTTGATTACGTTTAGCCATATCGACAGTAGCTAAGTACTCGATAATAGCATCCTCAGTATCTTGAGTAAAATAAATTCTTGGTTCTTTGGGTTTACGCTTACGAGGTTTACCGCGTTTAGTTAACGCTATCGTTTCATCATCATCTCCGAAAATATCGTAGTCGTAATCTTCTTCATAGTATGCCATCTGCTGTCTTATTTTTAATAGACATTATACGAACAGAAAATAACGTAACCAAATTAGTTTTTACGATTATTGAATTGACTTACAATAGTTTGTATTTCTTTTAGATTTTGAAAGAAAGTACCTACTTCATCATCGGCTTGAAATGCACCTTGTACGTCTAATTCTCTTAATTTAGCATCTCCTTCAGCAGCAATAATACCAATAGCATCGATATATTCTTGTTGTTGAACAAGTGCTTTTTCTAAAGCATTGTTACGTCTAATAAGTAAAATAGCTCCAATAACAGCTAATTCAATTAAGTGGATTATTAAAACCCATAAAGCAATCATCATAATTATTGTGGTCTAAATTGTTGTTCAAATTCATCAGGTTCAATAGAAATCATCTCACGAATAGATTCAATTTGTTCTTTTAATACTTCAATAGATTTATTTACATCGCTTTGTGTACCTCCTCTATTTACTTGAATTTCAACTCTATTCACAGTTGATCCTAATTGTACTAATTTATCAAGTACGTTGTTTTTATATCTCATAATATATGTTTATATATAAATATACGGTAATTTGTGTTCCCGCTACCCCTGCTACCATTCACGTTTCTTCCCATCTAACCCGTTCAAACCAACCGTAGGTGGAAGTTACAAAAAATATTTTATACCTCCAAAGAAGAAGAGTAACTTTTGGTTACTCTTTATTTCTAAACGATTTTAATTCTTCTCGAATCATTGCTTTAAGTTGCTCTTTGACCTGGTTAATTTTAGGTGAGCGCTTTAAAACAGTATTAATCATATCAATTATTTTAGGATCTTCAACAGTAAATTCAAATGTATCATCTAATTTATTATCTGTTATATCAAAGCTATCAATATTAATATCTAATGCTTGTAAATGATTAAGCAATGCTGCTTTATCTTCTAATTTTATTTTGTAATGTTTTGCCATGTCTATAAATATCGATTTTTAATTTCCTGCTCAAGTTGCTTGTGCCTCCACTAAGACTACTCTTATACGTATATACTATAATTTAGTGTTTATTTCGTTTTTAAATTAATTAAACACCGGCTTTATTTTCATTAATTATATCACTTATAGTTTTTTCAGCCATAGCAAGAGTAACAGCAAATCCCTCTTTATTAATATTATATTGCTCTAAATGCTTATGAACAAGCGACTCAATATAATTAGGTGATTTACAAGGAAAAGCATTAGCAATATACC